ATAGACCCAATTCAATCAAGATGTCAATCATACAAAGTTGTACCACCTTCGAAGAAAGAAGTTGCACAACAATTAGTTTATATACTTAATCAAGAGAATTGTACATATGAACTTGATGATATAGCTCTTATCGTAACTGCAGGTTATCCTGATATTCGTAGAGTTATCAATTCAGCTCAAAGACAAATCGTTGATGGTAAGTTAAAGATTGATACAAGTTCAATAATTCAAAATGACTACAAAGTAAAGTTAATTGAATTATTAGCTAATCGTTCTAAACTAAACGATATAAGACAATTGATTGCTGACAATTCTATAACAGACTATTCAGAGTTATATAGATTATTATATGATGAGGTAGAAACTTATAGTAATGGTAAGGTAGCCGAATGTATTATGAACATAGGAGAAGCACAATTTCAAGATGTACATGTAGTTGATAAAGAGATTAACTTTATGTCATTGATAATTAGAATAATGAGGATATTAAAATGAGATTAAAACCAGTAAACGATAAAATCGTTGTAAAAGAGAGTGAAAAAAATAAAGAAGAAAAAACAGCATCAGGTATTATTTTACCAGATACTGTACAGGATGGAGCATTGATGGAAGGTAAAGTTATGGCTGCTAGTGATGGTATGTATTCTGCAACAGGAATAATCATTCCACTTGTAGTTTCTGAAGGTGATACGATATTATATAACAAAAATGCACATAAATCAGAACATACTATTGATGGTGAAACTTATATTTTGATGAGTGTAAACGAAGTAATGTCAATAGTGAGGGATAAATAATGAGTAAACGATTCAGAGTAGAACATAATGATTGGTTTGATAACCCAACAATGTATATAACACTACACAATCCACCATATGATGATGAAAATGTGTTATCTCATACCAAGTGGAAAGTAGAAAATTGTACAATCACAGAAATTAAACAATATCAAGAGGAAGAATAATGATTACACCAGGACAAAATGGACAAATGCAAGAACAAATTGATTTTAGTAAAACAACACAAATCAAATGTGAAGCTTGTGAAGGTGCTACATTTAAACAAACACTTTTATTGAGAAAGATGTCAGCATTAGTTGCACCAAGTGGACAAGAAACAATTGTTCCAATGCAAGTATTTGCTTGTGAAAAATGTGGACATGTCAATAAAGAGTTTTCTGATGTAACTGGCATTCAGTAACAATGACAATCTTTGATTGGGTAAACCAAATATTAGTTCATAAGAAACATTGGAACGATTTCACAGTAGATGAACAAAAGAAATTTAGTCCATTCATAATCAATCGTTGGTTATCAATGGAACCAGAATTTATCGAGATTGTTAACTACTTTCAGAAATTGGCTATTGGAACTCTCGAACCAAGAGAAGTTTATAAATGGTATTGTGAAATCCTACCAAAAGGTAAAAGATTCAACAAGTATATTAAAGGTAAGAAAGATAAGAAATATGATCCAGAGTTATTAAGTTTATTAACACATCATTTTGAGTGTAGTAAAGTAGAAGTAAAACAACATCTTAAATTAATTGATAAGATTGAATTAAAAGAGATATTAGAAAAGTATGGTAAAGATGAAAAAACAATAAAGAGGTTATGTAAATGAGTAACATACGAGAAAATGATTTAACAATGACTGAAAGAGACTTAACAGTTACCAAACAGCCAATTGTAGAACAGATGGAAAAAGAATGGCCTGAAATGACTGGTGAGTTTAAAAGATTACAAAGGGAACAATATGAATTGTTTTGTAGAAAACAACACGATTATGGTCCAGGTAATATTTCAGTTGGAACACAATTACAAACAGATGATGAAATAAAGTTATCATTGACTGGATTGTGGTTTAGAATGAATGATAAAATCCAAAGATTAAAAACATTATTAATGGGTAATAAAGAGTCAGCAGTAGATGAACCAATAGAAGATGCATATTTAGATGTATCTAATTATGGTATTATGGCAACAGTAGTAAAAAACGGAAAGTGGGGAAAGTAAAATGAATCAATTGATACAAGCAGCAAAAGATGCTTATCAAGCACAAAGAACAGAAGCATTAGCACATTTAGATTTATTATTTAATGATGCTACAATGATAGGTGAACACACAGATTTACTAACTGAAGTAAAGAAATGGACAGATAGTTTATCAAACGCAGAAGAAAACTTAGAAACATTAGATAGAAACTTTGACATTAATAAATCCAAATAAGATTACCATAAGAGAAATCTCAAAAAAGATAGCTAAACATATGATTGTAAAAAATCATTATAGCCACAAGTGGACATCTTGTAGATATGCACTTGGTATCTTTTATGAAACAGATAACGAACACACATTCTTTGACGAGAAAGATGAGAAGTTGGCTGGTGTCGCTATCTATGGTTATCCTGTAGGTAGGAGTGCTCCTAAATCTATTTCACCTGAGTTAAAGGAGGAAGAGGTGTTGGAGTTAACAAGGTTATTTATCTTTGATGATTATGGAAAGAATACAGAAAGTGTAGTTCTATCCAAAACATTCAATTGGTTAAAAGAAAACGCTAGTGAGATAAAAGTATTAGTAAGTTATTCGGACCCAGAACAAGGACATTTGGGTATTATCTATCAAGCAACCAATTGGATATATCAAGGTAATAGTATAAGGTTAATGCCTAATTATGCTATACGACTTACAGAAGACAGTGATTGGATGCATTCACGAAATGTTACAACAAAGTTTGGTTCTCATAATTTAGAAAAATTAAAGAAGGCTGTTGGACATACATTTTGGAGAAAGTTAGAACCTGAGAAACACAGATACTTATATCTGTTATGTAGTAAAAAGGATAAGAAGAAGATAATGAAGACTCTAATACATAAGGCTAAACCTTATCCAAAGGATGCTTATCAATTCTATCCTGAAATACAAACAATAGAAGTAGAATCAAAGAAGAAGTTTTATGAATAAAAAACAAAATAAAGCTTGTTTAATACCAGGAAAGGTTGTATATTAAAGTATGGGAAGAATTAGTTATAGTCAATTATCAATGTTTAGTGAGTGTCCTGAGAGATGGAAACTCAACTATATAGATAAGTTACGAGTATTTGAAACAAATATATTTTTAATATTTGGTACAGCAATGCACGAAGTAATACAAACTTGGTTAGAAGTTATGTATAACGATAGTATAAAGAATGCTGATAAATTAAATCTTGAACAAAGATTACACGATAAACTTATTGAAGGATTTAAAAAAGCAAAAGAAGAAGAAGGTAAAGACCCTTGTACTAAAGAACAATTAAAAGAGTTCTTTCAAGATGGTATAGATATACTTGATTTTGTTAAGAAGAGAAGAGCTGATTATTTCAGTAAACGAGGATACAAACTTATAGGTTGTGAAGTACCAATTGATGTAGATTTAAGAAAGAATGTTAAAATGGTTGGTTATCTTGATATAGTTATATTAGATGAGTATCACAACATATTAAAGATTTATGATATAAAGACATCCACACAAGGTTGGAACAAGTGGCAAAAGAAAGATGAGAATAAAACTCAACAGTTATTATTATACAAACAATTTTATGCTAAACAATACAATCATCCAATAGATAAGATAGAAGTGGAATACTTCATCGTGAAAAGAAGACTATGGGAGAAAGCTATGTTTCCACAGAAGAGAGTACAGAAGTTCTCTCCAGCAAGTGGTACTGTAAGTATGAACAAGGTAGCTAAAAGATTAGATACATTCTTGGATTTGGCATTCGATGACAACGGAGAACAAATAACAGATAACATTATAGCAACACCAAGTAAGAAAGCTTGTAAGTGGTGTGAGTTTAGAAAAACAGAACACTGTGGTGTGGGAGTATAATGAAAGTAGCCATCGTTGGTAGTCGTAGATATGAGAACAAGAAGAAGATTAAAGACTTCGTATTCAAAATCAAAGAACAATACGGAACAGATACGATTATAGTTAGTGGTGGTTGTAAACAAGGAGCTGATAGATATGCTAAGAAATATGCATTAGAACTTGGTTTACAATACGAAGAGTATCCACCATTTCACGATGTACATAATTTATATTGTACAATGCCTTCATCAAGATATAGTAGACCATATAGTATTAAA